AATAGAACAGACACCTCCCGTAGTAGCACCGACAGCAATAGAACAGACACCTCCCGTAGTAGCACCGACAGCAATAGAACAGACACCTCCCGTAGTAGCACCGACAGCAATAGAACAGACACCTCCAGTAGTAGCACCGCCAGCAATAGAACAGACACCGCCCGTAGTAGCACAACCATAAAATAAACCGTGCGGTTGCTATAGAAACAGCTCAATCATTAATCTTAATAAAAAGTAACTAGAGGGTTATCTAAATCCAGATATTAATCCTTAATACCCGATAAAAAATAACTTAATAATTTATTTAAATGAAATAATTACTCAAATGAGAATTTAAAATCTTCTTCTTGACAATCTCCTTCTTCAATTATGTTTAAGAGAGTGTCTATATTATTTTCATTTTCATAATATGTTTCTTCTTTAGATATATTATAACTATACATTTCTTCTTCATCTAGGTAAATATCACACATACCTGTTCCAGATTTTATTTTCTGACCCATCATAATATTACTAGATACACCTTTAAGATTATCTCTTTCCGCAAAGATACCGGCTTTAATTAATTGATCGGTTGTATCTTCAAAACTACACTTAGCTAAAGGTCCTACATCACCCCTTTTGATACCCTGTCTATTAATACTTGTTAAAGACCCTTTACTAGTCATAACATCACATAATAATTCAATATGTCTAAGATTAATATATTCACCCGCGTGATCTACAACACTTATTATTTCATCGATTAATATTTGTCTACTAGCTTCAATTCCTAATAAATCAAATATTTCAATAATATCATTTGAACAAGTATTTATAAAATCAACATATGGAGAATTCATTATATTAACTAAATTAATACCATCTGAAACTAAATATTTATTTTTAATATTCTGTAATGAATAGGATGTTTTATCATGTAATTCGCTTTTTTCATCATTTATTTTAGATATACTTTCTTCAGTAATAATAATATCAGTAATACCATATATTCCTTTAATATGAATATTATTTATTATATCGGCATTAATACTTTTAATAATAGATAATATATCACTTTGATCTTTTATACCATTAACTATTTCATCTGGATCGGTATCACAATTAATTGAGATACGACCAATTAAATCTTTACTATTATCATCTGTATAGATAAAATTGATTCTTTCTGAATCATAATCTAATAATTTCATATAGATATCTTCCATAATAATACCACATTCTAACATTTTTTCTTTATTAAAGACAAATCTAATAATCCAAGGATATTTATATGTATCATCATTCTCTAAATTTTGAAATTCTTTATATATACTTAATAATTCTTTATCTTCTGGGATAATTGTTTCATAATTAGAGTTTTCTGGGTCATAATAGATACTACTTGAAATTAAAATATCTTTCATAGTGATATATTCTAATTTATTTTTAACAAATGATAATTTTGTATTATCAGAAGAATATTCTGGTAGAATTGCTATCATAGTACTTGGTGATTTAATGTTTTTACTAACGTGTAATAATTCAGTTAAACGGGGAATACCTCTTGTAACATTAGATTTAGCGCTAACACCAGCAAAATGGAAAGTATTTAATGTCATTTGTGTAGCGGGTTCACCTATACTTTGTGCTGCTACTGCGCCCACCATTTCTCCAGGTGAAATTTTAGATTTATAAAATTTATCTCTGATTGTATCACATATTAATTTATATTCATTACGTTTAATTTTATATTTACCTATTAATACTTTAGGACTAAGATGAATATCAATTAATATTTTTATAATCTTATTATTTTTAAATGATTCGGTTATGAATAATGATTCAGCTAATCTTAAATTACCTTTATAGATATCTATAGGCATTATATTACTTTTACCGGTTTTATCAGTTAGATTTTCGACGATTCTTTCTATATGAACCGGATAATTTATATTATTTTGAATATTACCATTATATAATTTACATATTAAATATTCTCTATGATCTAATAATTCATAGAATATTTTATCAAGGACATCTCTATTTATAGTTTTACATTTATCAGCGATAGATTTATTATAATATTTTGACCAATTAGTTTTATCATCAAAATAATATTTATCCATTAAAGATTCTGGTGATAATTTAGTAAGATATAATGATTGTGATTCTACTTGTGCTCCATCCATACCATCATTTCCGTATACAAATTGAACAATAGTTCCACTACTGCTTCTGACTGAATAATCATAATTTACTGTTAAATCTTCCATTGCTTTTACTAGTTTCCTTTGAACATAACCAGTTTGAGCTGTTTTTACTGCTGTATCAATTAATCCTTCTCTCCCACCCATAGCATGAAAGAAGAATTCTTGAGGAGTTTGTCCTGATATAAATGAGTTTTCAACGAATCCTCTAGCTTCAGAAGAATCGTCATATTTATAATAATGTGGTAATGTTCTACCCTCAAAACCATAAGGGATACGCTTACCATCTACATTTTGTTGTCCTAAACAAGCTATCATCTGCGCAATATTAGTTAATTTTCCCTTACTACCTGAATTAATCATATATGTAGCACGATTTTTAGGATCTAAATTAGATAAACCGATTTTACCTGTTTCATTAATTGTTTTATTTAAAATACTATTAACCTTACTTTCAAAATAATTATGATTACTCTGACCGGGAATACCTTCAAAAATATTTAGATGAAATTCTTGCATAATTCCTTCAATTTGAAGTTTTCTTTGTTTAATAATATTAGTTATTTTTTCATTTGTAATACTATCTGCTATCATATCACTAATACCGATACTAAATCCTTCAACTAATAAGATATTACTTGTGATTTTTTGTAAATCATTAATAAAATGATTAGTTCTTTCGGGTCCTAAATCATTATAAATAGTATGAATTAATCCCTTCGATGTTTTACTGAATAGTCCTTTATCAAAAGTCCCTTGTAGAATTTTCCCCTTAACAATTTTTACATTATTTATCTTATCTGTATTTGCAGAAATCAATATTTTTAAAGGATCTTTATCATCCGAAGATATATTATCATAACTACTATTTTTCATTTCTAAATTAATATGTTCTGGTAATATATATGATAAGATACATTTACCTGACCAAGATTCTATTTTGATACCATTTTTTTTATAGATACTATCTGGTTTAGGATATGAACCATTAAAGGTAGATAATTGTGAAATAATATTAATCATTTGTTTCTTATTATAAATACAGCTATCAACACATTTATAATTTTCAGGTGATTGAGAAGTATCATATATATTTGAATTAGAATTATATGTAATATTATTTCCTGAATTAAATCTAATAATCTCAGATTGTGTTAATTTATATAAACCTAACAATGTATCTTGAACAACTGTAATAATTGGTTTATTTTCTCTTGGTGAAATAATCTGTGAATTTACAGATGCGATATTTATTAATTCACTCATAGATTGAACGCTCTGAGGGACATGCATATTCATTTCATCGCCATCAAAATCAGCATTATAAGGAGGTGTAACACTAACATTTAATCTAAATGTATCACCTTCCATAACTTTTACTCTGTGCCCCATCATACTCATCTTATGAAGAGATGGTTGCCTATTAAATAATACATAATCATTATCTACTATATGACGATTTACTTTATCACCGATTTCTAATACAATATCATTTTTATTATTATCATTTATTGTATATTTATTACCATCTCGTTTAATAATACTTTTAGCGCCAGGCCATACATCTGGACCATTCTTAATATAAGATTTTAAATCTTCAATATTAAAACTATTAACTATTTCAGGGAATGTTAAATTTAAAGCTATTTTCATAGGAACACCTAATTGATCTAATTCTATATTTGGATCAGGTGTAATAACACTACGTGCTGAAAAATCTACACGTTTACCCATTAGATTTGATCTTAAACGACCTTCTTTACCTTTTAAACGTTGTCTAATCGCTTTAATAGGTCTACCACTACGATGAGTTGCTTGACTTATCCCCTGTTGTTCATTATCGATAAATGTTATAATATGATAAACTACCATATTATACCAATCATCAATGATTTCTTTACGGGCAAAACTATTAATCTTATTCTTCAATGTATTATTATATTTAACAATTTCAGATAATTTATGAGTTAAATCATCGTCCATCCTTTGAGAATCACCTTGTTTTACAGTTGGTCTCATCGCTGGCGGAGGAACTGGAAACACAGAACATATTAACCATTCAGGTCTACACCATAAACTACTAAATCCTAATAGATTACAATCTTCATCAGATATTTTCTCAAATAATGATTTTACATATTCAGCACTTAAATATGTTTCTGAAGCTGGTATATTTAAATCTTTCCATACACTCTGAACACCATTAATACCATCTAACTTATAGCGAACAGGTTGAATACAACCACAACCATCATCATTTTCTTCACCACATCTACCGATCTTTGAGGATAATTCATAGATATCTGTCCATCGTTTCTTATTTGATTTATTTTTTAAATCCTTGATTAAATTAGATTCTTTATTAACTTTTAATTTTCCACACCGAAAACATACACATTTTAAAATCTTTAAGGTAATATCTATAAAATGATAATTAAATACAGGTCTAGCTAATTCAATATGACCAAAATGACCCGGACATTGTAAATTATCTAATCCACAAGTATTACATATTTTTCCCATATCAGTAGTTCCCATACGAATATCAAATAAACCTTTCACAACAGGAATATCTTTATCATATGTTTCATGTTTAGTAACTTCAACCACTGATTGTTTTCTTATTTCTTCCGGAGACATAATACTAAATTGTAAACCAGAAACATCTTTTGTGATTGGTTCCATTCTAGACATCTTTGATACTTAATATATAATATTTATATTTTTAAATCAAATTTTTAAAGTATTTCCAAATATAATCTAAATTTGATTTAAAATTAATTTATAAAATTAATCATAGAAATAATAATGAGCACAAATCCACATCAAATGACTACTCGTAGTAAAGCTAAAGAATATCTAAATGATAAATTATATGAATCCTCCGATATGATATCGGAGGATGATAGTAGTGTTGATGAAAATGGTAATCTTAAAGGATTTATTGATTATGATTGTGATGAAAGTTTTGATCAAGAAGAATTTGATAAACAACTAAATCGTTTAAGAGGTGTAAAACCTAAAAGGAAAATAAAAAGAAATAATAAAAAGAAAAATGATAAAAAATTAAATGATGTCTTTATGACTTATCTTATCTTAAAAGCAACCGAAAAAGCAAACATAGAACTTAAAAAAAATCGTAAACAGAAACAACGTAATAAAGTAAAGGTTGAAGTTTCTGATGATAGTAGCGAAGAAAGTGTAGAAAAGATAGTTTTAGATGAACCCTCTACACCTCAAACAAATTTAAATACTATTCTGACATTAGATTTTAATACAGATAGCGACGATACATCATTTAAAGATTCAGATAATAAATCTGATTCAGGATCTGAAACTTCTGAAAACTCTCAAGAATTATCTAATAGCGATGAATCATCAACACCGAAAGTTAAAATAAATAAATCTAATCAAGAAGAAAAATCTTCTGATGAAGAATATTCATTTGAATATGATGAAAATGATGAAAAATATGAAGAATTAATTGATAAACAAATGTTAAAAAATTCTGAAGAAGCAAATATGGAATATTATCATTATCTTGAAAAGGAAAAGAAAGATGAAATATATACACTAACACAGGAGATTTATGAATATAATGGTAGTAATAAACCTCTCAGATTTAAAGTGATTGAATCACATATGGATATGAAGACAAAAGCAATTGCTTTAGAAAATATTGATAAAATGTCTGAGATGGATGTTTCAACAGGAGAACATAGTAAAATGGATCATTGGATTAATGGTCTTATGCGTGTACCCTTTGGTAAATATAATAATATTTCTGTAAACCCTGATAATTCTATTCATGAAAAACGAGAATTTATAAAAAATACATATAAAACACTTGATTCTGCTATTTATGGTCATAAAGAAGCGAAAACTCATATTTTACAAGTTATCGGTAAATGGATAAAAAATCCCGATAGTGGTGGTAATGTTCTTGCTATTCAAGGGCCGATGGGTAATGGTAAAACTACTCTTGTTAAAGAGGGTATTTCTAAAGTATTAAATAGACCTTTTCATTTCATTGCTTTAGGTGGAGCTTCTGATTCAGCTTATTTTGACGGTCATTGTTATACTTATGAAGGTTCTCATTGGGGTAGAATTGTTCAAATTCTTCAAGATTCTAAATGTATGAATCCTATAATCTATTTTGATGAATTAGATAAAATTAGTGATACAACTAAAGGAGATGAAATTATTCATATGTTAACACACATTACTGATCCATCACAGAATTCATTATTTCAAGATAATTATTTTCCAGGAGTTCATCTTGATTTATCAAAGGCATTATTTATCTTTTCTTACAATGATGAATCTAAAGTTGATAAAATCTTAAAAGATAGAATGTATGTTATTCATACAAAAGGTTTTAAAACTGAAGATAAAATTAAAATTTGTAATGAATATCTTATTCACGAAATATATGATACATTTGCGTTTAGTAAAGAAGAAATAATATTTTCAGATGATATATTAAAAAATATTATTGAAAAATATACCGAAGGAGAAGAAGGAGTTAGGAATTTAAAAAGATGTATTGAAACAATTGTATCTAAAATTAATATTCATATCTTATCTGATGGAGATAGTGCATTAGCATTTCAATTAAAAGATATATCTCTACCTTTAAAACTAACTGAAGAACATATAGAAATTTTATTAAAGACTGATATAAAAAACGATAAACCACCTTATGGTATGTATTTATAAATTTTTAGAATCTAATAATATATTTTTAAACTGAATAAAATAAAAATATTTTTTATCACCTGTTTTATATTTTAATAAATCTTGAAAATTATCTTCTCTATCATAACCATTTGATCCGCCATCTCTTCTTTCAAATAAAAGATGATTATTTAAATCACAAGATACGACTGTTATATGACCTAAACCTTCATATCTATAAGCAATATCAAATACAGAATGTTGATTATTATCGCAGTAATGTTTATAATTTTCTAAACATTTAGTTAAACTCGTAAATGTATAATCTCCTATATAAACTTCAACATCGGGATTACCTAAAAGAGTATAAAATATTTTTATATGACGATTTAATGCTTCAGGTAATTGGGGTAAATCTTTATAATTCATAATATAATCATTATTACCTCGTTTCATAAAAAAAGGTTCTATCGTACTATCATAATTTTCATCGGATAGTTTTGAATCTTTTAATAATTCTTGGACAGATAATATCTGTTTGCGTTTTTCTGAAATATGTTTTTCCATTTTATTAATCATAAAGTATTATCTTTAAAATAATATTTTCTTTTTCATACAAATATCATTATATTCTTCATCTTTATTTAACTCGTAATAATCATAGATTTTTAATTTATTCACTATACTTTCTTGATTGTTATAATAATAAAATCTGAAAAAATAATGTAATATATCTGGAACTTTTTCTAAATGAGAATATTTTATACATAATTTACTACCTATATCAATCATACCCATCTTTGTAGAAATATTATTATTACTTTCCATAAGATAATAAATAAAATCACACATTAAATCATATTTATCTTTTAGTAAAGGTTTTTGATGAATACTACATTTACCATTATTAAATAAGACTGATCTTTTCTTACAACGTTTACCTTCTCTGGTTTTACATTTACATCTTTCTAACTTAGTCCAACATTTTAAATTATCATATGAATTATCATAAGGTTTTTCTGTATTAATATTTAATTCTCTACAAAGAGGACACTTAATAAACATGTTAAAATTATTCGAATATACACAATTAAGATAACATTTAGTATGAAATTCATGGCCACAAGATAATAAATATATATCTTTGTTTTCTAATGTTTCTAAACAGATACTACAATCCATATTTATATAACAATTTAATTACCAATTGTACCTTTAACTATTTTGCTGACTAGTATTTATTTTTACTTTACCCATATGAGTTTTACAAGTATTATATCCTAAAATACAATTTTTACCACAAGAATTTCCTTTATTTTTACCTCTGGTCAGTAAAAATTCACAGCGATTACTATAATTATTTTTTAATTCTTCTTTCTTTTCCTTAATATTACTTGTAGTATTAATACAATGAACATTTGGAACAACCTTTTTTAAACCATTTGCTAGAGGTAAATATTCCGAATTCTTCCGACAATAAGGACAATAATTATAAATATTTTTTTTATATTTATTTATATTTTGAAAACTTTTCATTAAACATTCATAATGAAAAGTATGATTACATTTTAAAGTATGTGAAAATTTTTCATCTATAGATAAACCACAAATTCCACAATCTTCTTGCCCTGTTTCACTCATTTATTAAATAATAATTCATTTAATTTTAAATATTATTTTCTCGTTCAACTATAATTTGTGGTGAACAGATATCAATTAAAGCAAAAGTAGATGCTGATATTAATCCTACATAGATAGCGTGCTCTTTTAATACACCACAAGTAGGTATTATCATAGTTGCTGTACTAGTCACTAAAAACATTATGAAATATTTAATTAGATTTTTTAAATCAAACATATATATTTATCTATATATTTTATTTAAACATTTTTTAGTATATATTTTTATGAAACTCTTATCATTTGATGTAGGTATTAAAAATCTGGCTTTTTGTCAATTAGATACAAATGATAAATCTATTCTTGATTGGGGTATTATTAATATTAGTATAGATCCTACTTGTGAACACATTCACAAAGGTAAATGTTGTGATAAAACAGCAACTAAATTTATTAAATCTAGTGGCACAAAACTATGTACCAGTCATACAAAATTGAAATCTTATAAGGATCTTAAAATGAATAATATAAAGAAAATAGATAATAGTATGTTTCATTTAGGTAAAAATATTATCAAATTATTAGATGAGAAACCTCATTTTTTAGAATCTGAAATAGTAATCATTGAAAATCAACCTGCTTTGAAAAATCCTACTATGAAAAGTATTCAAATGATATTATATAGTTATTTCTTAATGAAAGATGAAATAAAAGAAATACAAATGATAAATGCTAGAAATAAATTAAAAGCTTATAAGGGTCCTAAAATAGAATGTGATATTAAAGAAACATATAAACGAAATAAATATTTAGCTATTAAATATACTGATATTATGATAAGAGAAAATGATAAAATAGATAAGAAATATCATGTATTATATGATACATCTAAAAAGAAGGATGATTTATCTGATTCTTATTTACAAGGGATTTATTTTATAGATACGATTACATAATTAAATAAACACCCAGAGCCGTCATAGATATACCTATTAATGTTTTAATTTCTAATTTAGTTCCTCTTATAAATAATATTGTTAAAATAAAAGCAATTACACTATTCATATTTACAATTGCTTTACTTTTCCCTGGATTATCACAATCTTTTAATGATAAAAATTGACAAGGGGATATAATAATTGCTGAAACAGCAGCAACAATGATATAAGGACATAAATCTTTAGTATCAATAAATCTTATCTTTTCACCTTGTACTTTTGATTTATATAGAGCGAATAGGATGATGAAAAATCCACAGAGAATATAATAATATAATAAATGTTCAATTGCTGAATATTTATTTGTAAATTTTTTAGTGAATATATCTCTCATCGCAATTAAAAAAGCTGCGATTCCGGCATAAAATATCCAATTTTCCATCTTAATAATATCAATAATATTTTATTTTATAATATATAAGGAATGGTTCAGGATGGTGGTTATCCTCAATGGTTTGATGATGTTCCTAAGGGGATGAGTCGTAAAAAATATTTAAGATTAGAAAAAAACAAGCCTAAATATAAATCTATGAAAGCATGGATTAAAGAAAATAAAAAAGTTAAAAGAACTCGTAAAAGAAAGGTTTCTCAAAGTGGTGGCTTTTGTCCACCTTGTTTATTAGCGCCATTAGCAGGAGCGGCAGGTTTAGGTACAGCAGGATATATGGTATCCAAGAGTAGCAGTAGTAGAAATGTAAATGGTAAAAAACATTTCAAGAGGAAAGAATCTTATTCAACAAAGAAAAATGGTAAAAATATTAAAAAAGTATATGAACAGAAGAATAATCGGATTTATTTAAATGGTAAAGAAATAAAACCAAGATTAAAAGATATTAATAAAGCAACTAAAAAATTAGATGAGAAGATTAAAGAATGCATTGATTCTGGATTTAAGAAATGTTAGGATTTCTATTCAGTGTAATTTCGGGTGTTCCATCGGGTCTAAATTTAGCTTTGGCGATACCTGGATAAGTTTTCACTAAATATTCTTGAGCATTTTTATTCATTTGAAATCTATCTACGCCTAATCCACCTGGAGCATTAAATTTAGTTGTGAATGTAATATCATTAAACCTTACGACACCACCATCTTTCAAGTAAAAAAGAATACTTTGTTCTATATCTTCTTTACTGACTGATTTCATACTTGGATATAAATCTTTTGAATGACGATTTATATATCCATGAACAACACCTATAATAAATCTTAAATCTGTGGTAGTTTTACGACTCATAAACATATTGTTTTTCACAGGATATACACCCCATAAATATAAATCTTTATCAATTAAAGTTTTAAAAAATCTTTTAAATAATGAATCTAAATTAGATATTTTTTTTAGAGAATCATCGCGTTTTAACTGAATCATATTTTGAACATCATCATCCATAGAAACTATTTTAGTATTTTCAGGGAAATATTGACTAATATATCTTCTCTGTGGAACTAATCCTTTTTTACCGACTACTATTTTATGATAAGTATCGGGATCCATTTTTTCTCTATACAATTTTTCTTCACTCTTTGATGCTACGAATACATAAATTCGTTTTTTATCAACTTTACCTCTTTTCAATGTAGGTAGTGTTTTAGTAGTAATTTCACTGTATCTTTTATAAGTAGGAATCGCTACAACATAATCAATGTTATTTTTATTCTTTGTTTTATTCTTTTTAACCATATATAATATTGTATTTTATTTTATTTTGATATATTATATGGCAGATATAGAAGCGTTGAGAAATAAAATAACTAATTTGGAGGGTGCAAATACAACACTTTATGAAAGTATTGGGGAATTAAAAAATAAAATTACAGATTTGGAATCAGATTTGGTAATAATAGGGAAACCAACACAAAAATAGCAGGATTAGAAAACGACATAAATAATTTAAAGATCATCCTAGAGGTTTTGGGGTACAGGGTTCCGCGCGAGGTTGATATGGTCGCAACACTTGTTAATGAACAAGGTGGCGGTGGCAAACGTAGAAAAAAAAACTCTAAAAAGAAGAAGAAATCAAAAAGCAAGCGGAGCATTAAATCTAAACGTAAAAGATCTAAAAGATCTAGAAGAAGATAATTTACAAGACTAAATGATTTATATTTAATTTATCTTCATAAATAGTTTCTTTAGGTATTAAATAATCTCCTATATAATGACATCTTTTAATACTAATCACTGAATTTTTAGGAATATTCAAAATAGTTGTTGAGTATTCATCTAATTTTGCTATTTTAAACATACAATTATCGTAAATATTATAAATATATAAAATTTGTTCTTTCTTATTTGAAATAAAGACCGGATTTTTCATCTTCGCTTTTAAACCGAGATTATACTGAATGGTTGAAATCTTAATAAAGAATATCAAATTTAATTAAGTGCGTTTAAATCATTTAAAGAATTTAAATCTTTAACTAACTATCTTTAAATATGATTAATAATACATTATTAATAGAATCCTTGCGTAGCTTTTATTTAAATCCATACAATAGAGATAAACTCTTACATTTATTGAATGACCATGATAGTATATCATTACGTTCAATAGATTGGTTTATAACGAATTATTCTAAAAAGAACAATTCATATTATATAGTTTATGAAGACAAAGATGGTAATCCATCATTTGATGAAAAAAATAAATATCTGAATAATATGAATGTATTTCATTCATATAAATCACAATTAAAAGCATATTCAAAGAAAAAGTTTGATCCTTTTTGTAGAAGAGATAGAATACTATTTAAGATTGATGATGAGTATTCAGTAGAAACTACATTAGGACAATTAAATTTTTTTAAATGGGCGATATCAAATATGATTGTAGATTATATTGAATTAAATAAAGAAGAAATAGAATATGATATGAATACTTCATTAAAACAGATGAAAATGAATTCAGATAAAAAAGATGGTTCAAGAAAGAAAAGACAAGAATTATCATTATCTGCTACTAGAGGTTTAAAAATGAATCATGTTCCAATTGAAATTAGTTTTGATTAAAAATATTTAAAAAATACTATCTTAAGACAATTTATAATAAATAAAGATGATCCAGATGTATGTTACAACACCGAATAACAATGTGGTTATACTGAATGGTGTTCGAGATTCATTTCGTTGTAGGCAACGGAACAAAGATAAAAATGACACGTTTAGATTTGTTAGTTATAAGAAGATGTTAAAAGAAAGAAAAAAGAAAAATAATAGAGTTTATGGTCCTTTACCATTTTACACAATTTCAAAATTATAAATCTATTTAAAATTAAAATAAATTCAATATATATATAATATGCAGATTTTTGTAAAGACTTTAACTGGAAAAACAATTACACTTGAAGTTGAGGGTAGCGATAGTATTGAAAATGTGAAAGCAAAGATACAAGATAAAGAAGGGATACCTCCTGATCAACAGAGATTAATTTTTGCTGGAAAGCAATTAGAGGATGGTAGAACTCTAGCAGATTATAATATTCAGAAAGAATCTACATTACATCTTGTATTACGATTAAGATAAAAAATCGTAATGATAAAAAATAATTAATCTATTTATTTAAATTTAATCTTTAATAATTATGTTTAATAATAATTAAACTTAATTTAAGCAACCTCCTCCTCCTCACTCTCTACAAACTGAACATTAGAAATACGTTCAGCATCCTTAGCATCTTCTTCATCATCATCAAAAGCATAACCATCCGAAAAACTCTTAGCAATCTTTACCTTCAGCTGTAGTGCCGACCAGGTGCATCCAAACTTACCTGGGGAATGCCAGATGAAATCACACTTAAATAGACCCTTAATTGATGAATTCTTCTTTAAGACATCTGTTAGGACCATATGATTTTCACCATCTGGATTATTGAAATTGATTTCCTTTCGGTTTTCATCATAACACTTGCATAGAATCTTATTATCCTTCTTCTTAACCTTAAAACCAAATGACGGCGGGTATCGCCCACTAGGTTCACCAGTATCCTGATCAATGTGTTCCTTAACGCAAGCAGTATACATGCTCTCGATAACTTCATCTGACATATTCTTCTTCTTGAACCAATCTTGTGAGTTCGCCTTACCGAGTTCCCTTAGGCGTTCATCAAATAGCTTCATCTTATTATAAAATTCATTACACTTTTCATTTGACATATTAAGAGAGGTCTTTACACTATACTTAGCTGTATCACCCTCCTCAAATGCTTGTGGATCAAAAGTGATAGGCATATCTGGGCTCTGAATTACAAGAGGTCCCCCGCTGTATTCCAGAAAGAATAGCTTGGCACCACTACTCATAACCTTCGCCGTAGTGAAGTTAACCTTTGATGGTTCAAAGTCCTCAAAGCGAACAGGTGTAAAATCTGCCATATTTACTTTGTGAAAACTCTTTACTTGTGAAAACTCTTTACTTGTGAAAACTCTTTACTGTGTGAAAACTCTTTACTGTGTGAAAACTCTTTTCTTTGTTGCTAGTTTATTTATTTATTTATTCTTATTATTATTCCCTTTTGTATAACTGATTAGATTACAAATTTACATCAAATCAAATTTTTAAATAGTTTTGAGGGTTTAAGAAATAATAAATCATTCATATTTAAAAATTTTTCAATAAGAATATTAATAATGAGTAATATTTGTAAATTTATTGAATTAAAAGATAATTCAGAAAATCATTGTAAACATAAATGTAATTATGGCGATTATTGTTATAAACATCGCAGAGAATATTTAATTCAAGATGATACTATCTGTAGAGATAGATTTACTGGATTAAGTAAAGATTATCTTAAATCGGATTTAATCCGATATATGAAAAATATGATGAGAATTAAACCCATAATTTCAGATAAAAAAATACTCTTTGATGAAGTCAATAAACATATTATTGCGATTAAAGAATATCATCATAGTGATAATGATAAAAGTATCATAAAAATACAATCATTATTTAGAGGTAGAAATATTCGTAATAAATTAAATGAATTTAAATGTAATAATACTGAAGATTTTTATACATATGACGAATTAAAAGATATTCCTAAAAAATATTTTTATAGTTATGTTGATATAAATAAATTTAGATGGGGGTTTGATATAAGATCATTAGATAAATTATTAACTATGAATTATCCTAATCCATATACAACAGAACCTATTCCTCAAAATATAGTTTTAGAAGTTAAAAAAATTATAAAATCTTTAAAAGAAGAAGAAGGTTATATTGATATTTCAGAAAATATTATTAGAGAAAGAAAAGGTGCTATAAAACAAAAAATAGTTGATTTATTTTCATATATTGAACAATCGGGATATACTTGTCATATAGAATGGTTTTCAAATTTAACGATTCGTAGATTAAAAGAATTATATAGACAATTGGAAGATGTATGGAATTATCGTAGTCAACTAACACAACAAATGAAACGTAATATATGTCCTCCAAATGCGGATATATTTAAGACACCTATGATTGAAGTTATGAATTATTCGTCTAAAGAAGATTTACAAGAATTAATATTACATGAAGTTATGAAATTTACAAATGCTCAATCTGATTCAGACAGGAAGTTAGGGTTTATGTATTTTTTAATTGCTTTTGGAATGGTTTCCCAAGAATGTTATTTAGCTCATATCGATTGGTTATCATTTATGATGAATTAATTCTGATATAATCAAATTAAAAATCATTTAAAAAGATATTATTAAGATAAAACTATACTAATAAGTGCGGTTGATTGATAAGAAAAAAATATAAATAGAGAATATAATAATAATGCCACCTGCTACCAAGAATGTTAAGAAGTCTGCTCCGAAGAACAAGAAGCCAGTAAAGGATACTCCGAAGAAGGAACCGGTCCAGGAAGTCGCTCCGGTCCAGGAAGTCGCCCCGGTCCAGGAAGTCGCTCCGGTCCAGGAAGTCGCGCCGGTTTCCACCGACCCCCCTGTAGTTTCGGAAACACCTTACCTAGATGAATTTACAGCTGTAGTTTCTGAACTCGATAATGCGCTGAATACTATTCGCAATCTCCGTATTCGTCTTCAGAAGTTAGAGAAGCAGGTTCATCGCGATACCAAGGCGCTCAACAAGAAGGCTACTGGAAAGCGTCCTCGTAAGCCACGTGACCCCAATGCTCCGAAGAGTGGTTTCGCCAAGGAAGGTCCTGTTTCGGATGAAATGCGTAAGTTCCTCGGCCTCAAGAGTGATGAACTCATCTCTAGGACTGATGTAACCAAGCGCATTCATGAATACTGCAAGGCTAAGAGTCTTCAGAATCCTTCTGATAAGCGCCAGATTAAGCCCGATGCTTCTCTCAGGAAGCTTCTTAAGATGAATAAGGATGATGACCTAACCTTCTTTAATCTTCAGAAGTATATGAAGGTTCATTTCCCTAACAAGGAAGGTGTTTATCCAACACTATAAATAAGTATTCATTGAAACTAGTTTAGATTAATAGTTTATGATTAAATTTCTCTTTACCTAATAAATCATTTAATTTAGTTTTTTTTTCAGCGAGTTTATAAAATTTACTAAACTTTTAATTCACAAACACTCATTCTAAGTGAATTATAATATTTATCATTTATATTTACTCTTCTTTTTTTTATGGTATCTAAACTATATAAATATTCCAAACAAGATTCTTTATCTATTAAATAAGGATTATTTTTACAATTCATACAAAACTCTTCTAGATTAGAAAATATTTCACCGACAACTAAAAAATATGCCGATACATTTGTATCCTTATCTAAATTTTTATCCTTTGATTTTTTTATGAATCCTTTTATTTTATTCCCTTGATATAAACTGAATTCTTTTTCTATAGTCAACATAGTGCAAAAATGTTGATATTTTGTATGAGAATTAGTTAAACTAGATATAAAAAATGTATTCAGTATTTTAGCCCATATTTCAGTATAAGATTCATCTATTAAGATTTCTCTACTATCTAAATTGTATTTTTGACATAATCGTTGAGTAATCATATCATGATTACCTAAATGACTAAATCGTAAACCATGAATTATTTCGTGGAAGATTACTTTTATACATTCTTCTCTTCTGAAAATACATATTTCAGATTCAGTATCACTAAATCTATTTGATCCCGAATTTACATTTAAAGGAGTTAATTTTTGTGAATTCTTTTTAATAATCTTCTTATCAGGTAAAAGACATAAATGAACGGTTATACTTCTTGGTTTATCACTAAAACTAGTAATATAAGATATTGCTTTTATTAATAATTTAGTAAGGGGTAGAACCTCATCATCTTGTTTCAGATAAATATGTAACGTATTTTTTATATTGTATTTAGATTTGGTTATCCAACTATAAGTATAAACTTTTTGATGAACCGATAATTTATTTCTTAGACTTTTAACAATAAATTCTGATTGAGGGTATTCATTAAAACCCACTTTCATATTTATCGGACTATTCGTATATTGATTGTTTAATGAATCATATAAATTTTTCATAGTTTGCGATTTCAAATATTCATTTACATCACATTTATGTAAAAAATAATTTATTAAATCATTGGATATTTGTGTTAACATAATATAATATATACGTTTAATAAAATATCTTTTTTTAAAACAAAACTTATAAAATGAAAGAATTAAAAGTTGTAAGCGTCGATGATTTACATAATACTATTCGCGAATTTATCATTGAAAGTAAAACTATTATTGGTGATTATGATGATATGAAAAATCTTATCTTAACTATGGTAAAAGCTGGATATATGTTTAATATGGATCGCGATAGACTTAGAGATGCTATGGAGGACATTACATTTATGTTATGTCCGGATGATGATGCAAATAGAGACAGAGTTGAACGAGGTTTAGAATATGATGACGATGACGATGACGATGACGATAGTGATATTGAAGATATCGGAACTACCTCCGAATTATGTTAAAATAAATTTATATTAATAAATAAATGGGTAAAAAGAAAACTAAAAAAAGAACAAACCTAGCAGGTATGAATAAATTAGTGCCCATTTTATCATTAAGAGAACGTGGAAATAAAAAAACACAAAAAGTTAAACAAATAATAGATATTCCTTTTTCCAAATATAAAAGTAAAGGAACCAAAGCATCATTGGGAAATATGGGAAATATGGGGTTTAACTATCAGTCATATGGAAATATAGCGTTATTCTTTCACAATGTGAAAGACAATTTTACAAAAGATTTAAATTATACTAACCCTGAAATATCATTAATTTCTCGTAAAAATAAAGTTGATATTGAATATGTAAATAAATTTAATTATGATAAAAAATTTAATATCTTAATTATAAATTTAAATACAGAAGAAGGTAATCACGCGAATATAGCATTAATTAATAATAAAAACTCTACGATAGAATATTTTGAACCTCATGGTTATCGTAAAAATAAAAATAGTGAAATTGCTGGTAATAAAGGTATTTATCATAAAAAATTAAAATTATTAAGAAAGTTATTCGGAGAAATATTACCAACTCATAGTTTTATTGATGTTGTATCGGCAAATAAAAAAACAAGTTTTCAAACTGAATTAGACCCTGATGAACATTCAGGATTTTGCGTGTCATGGTGTATTTTATTTGTTCATTACAGATTACTTAATCAAGATGTTTTATTATCAAGATTAATAAAACATATTGATAAAATTATGAATACAACTAAATTATTAAAATATGCTAGATACGTGGAAGATACTATTAAACTAAAAATTTGATTTACTATTTAAAGAAATTTTATTAATTTAACGTGTTAACTATGAACGATATACATTTTTCAGAAAATTTACATATCTCTACTATGGTTCAGATAGGTGAATTAAATACTAAAATTATTTTAAAAACACTCGCAGAAAATTTAACTATTAATGATAATATTTTATATATTGAATATGGATCTGAAATAAATAAAGGATTCAATGATAAGAAATTAAGTAAAAAGAAACTTGAATCAAAAAAATACTTTTATAATCAACTTACTCTCCACATTCATAATAGTCTTAAAAAAAATAAAAGAGTTAATGTGAAAATATTTAATAATGGTCGTATTCAAATGACAGGCATTAATAGTGATATTGTAGGTCAAACTACTATGGATATAGTATTAAAAGAATTCTTAAAATTATCAAACAAAGAAGAAATATTTTCTGAAAATGAAGTAAAACAAGTCAATGATTTAGAAACCGTATTAATTAATAGTGATTTTGATGTCTACCATGAAATAGATAGAGAAAATCTTCATAGAAGAATCGTAGAAAATGGTTATTTATCTTCTTATGAACCTTGTAATTATCCAGGTGTAAATATTAAATATTATTTTAATCCTCTTAAAAGAAATTTTGGTATCTGTGATTGTGATAAACATTGTAATGGAAAAGGTTTAAATGATACTTGTAAAAAAATTACTATCGCTGTTTTTAAAAGTGGTAAAATTATTATTACAGGAGGTCGTAATAAAATTCATATTCAAACTGCTTATGAATTTATTACAGAATTTATTGATGAAAATAAATCAGTTGTATTTAAAAAAGATTAATTTATTTATATCTATCATATAATATGGATAGCAAATTGATAGTTTTAATTTTAGGTATATTATTACTTTTTTATCTATTACAGATGAATCATACTACTATTACTGGACACAATTTATATCTTAAAACTGATACAAACCCTACTAATATTGGATTTGTAAAACCTGAACACAGATTATTAAAAGTATTAAATACTGTTTCAGCCGGATCAAAAATAAGATTAGATGGAAAACTTAATGCTTATATTTATAATAAAAATACTATTGATAAAAGTGTTGAAGATAGATTATCAGCTATTATGAAAAAATTAATTGGAACTATTAATTTATTAACCGAAAATGATTATTATATTAAACAAATTGAAAATGTTTATGGACTAGTGAGTAGAAATGGTAATCAAAGATATTTTATAGATTTCTTTATTTATGATACTAAAAATTTTTATACTGTAAGATGTATATCTGATATTGTTATCGTAGATAAAGAAATTTATATTAATTATCTTAATGTTCAAACCGGTTCTAATCCCACTATCTTGAATAAATATGATGTTAAATTTAATGATACCGGTATCTTATTTGATGGAAATATGTTTAAAGAAAATATAGATGGATTATTTGATAGTTTCTATAAAAACTCATTTGAAGTTATCTCAGTCCCCGAAACATCCTTAGAATATTCTAATGTTGATTTAACAAGTGTAGTATCTATGAATAGTATCAGAAATTTATATTATCCTTCTAGTATATCGCCAAATACAGTAAAAGAGTTAGAAAAGAAAGATTTATCGGGATATGTTGAATTGTATTTACCTAATTCACAAATTAATATTAAATCACCACAATTTTGTGAAAAATATAAAATAGAATGGGATAGCTATGGTATCCCTAATTTATCAGACAATAAAGATAAAAACTGTTATGTTCAAGATAACTCTATGCAAGCAACAATTAATAGACCTATTAATCCGCCAGGTCTTTTTAATGATCAGAGAGGGGGAACTAATCAATATGATTTTTTACTGAATAGACCAATCAGTAATAGTCTTTAAGATCTACGTTTAGATCTTCTCTTTTTAGATCTTCTCTTTTTAGATTTACGCACTTTAGATTTACGCCTTTTAGATTTTTTCCTACGACCGCCACCGCCCATTACCCTATTCGACCTGTGTTGTTCATCCAGTTTTCGCCTGAAGGCGTCACGTGCGGGTTTTTCTTTATCTTCTATTTTACGATCCACCATACTAAGTATTTGGCCTGTTTCACCTTCTGTCAGGAGGTATTCGCCCACCCAGACGCCGGTCCCATCTCGCAAAGCACGTGGGAGCTCGCTCGCCAGCCCGCCTTTAAAACTAAAATTATGTTTTTTGTCTTCGTCATCTTCTGTCCCAAATGCCGAAAAATTGTCTTGATCAAAATCGAATAATGCTTTACTGAATTCCTTGAGTTTTTCATAAGGAACCTCTGTTTGCTTAAAAAAATTTAATAATATTGAATAATCACCCATTATTTATAACTTAACAAATATTTTTTTTTCAGAAATTAATTTTTTTAAGATTTTAGATATAATCGATTGAATTCTCTATTCTTCCTTAAATCTCCTAATACATGAATTAATTTATCTTTGATTGAAATAGGTTTACATTCAGTATTTTCTGAAATCTCTTCTGATATGTCTTCATAAAGACATAGTGTTTTAATATCAGATTCATTTTCATCTTTTAAACTCTTATGAATTATCATATGAGTTTTATATCTGTTAAAATCATTACTATACCTATTTGAAAACAAGACAAAACCTATCTCTAATTTTTCAGATAATATTTCATAATCTATTAATGATAATTTATAAAATTTACTACTGATTGAAGATAATAATTCTCTATTATCTTTATAAATATCCCCTAGTATAACATTATGAAGTTTAAAACTATCATCATCTTCTGAATAAATATCAATTAAAATACCACGTATCCTTTCTAATGAAACATCATCTAATAAACGCGATATGATATTAATATCATTTCTATCTTCTGAGATTATATTTTTATAGATAGTTATATCTTTACCAAAGATTTTCTTTAATGTATTTGGATATTTACTATAAGATGATACAGGTTTTTCTATAGATTCTCTTTTTAATAATGTTTTATTTACATTAGGATTTGAATATTCATAATATGATATATTTCTAATGTATTCACTATGTTTTTCAAATAATTCTAAATAGGATTCGGTTAAATATTCTTTCATCGTTAAAACAATACTATCACTTGATTTCATATTCATTTTATAATCTTTTAATGAACTATAATTTTGAAATAATATCTTATGTAAATCATTTAAATCATGAATTAATAAATATTCAATAAATATTTTTAAATTTTTATATCTTTTTTCATTATATAAATCTTTTAATAAATCATATAAATCCCATCTTTTATGAATATTTAATTTAATTGGATGATTTACTATTTTTTTTATTATTAATTTTATATCTCTATTTTTCATAATATTATCATATAATTCTGAGAATGATTTATATATAGTTTCATTTTTTTCATTATATTTATGAAAATAAGTATCAATTTGATCTTTAATAGCGAATGGATTTATATGATTTATTTGTAATGATAATAAAGATGATCCTTTAATTGTCACGTATTTATAAAACGATTCATTATATTTGATATGTTTCAAGGGAATAATAAATCCATTCTCCATAAATAAACCAATGGTTAAATTAAAATCATTAACTATTATTTTACATTTATCATTAATATATAATAAATGTTTATCGGGATATATTTCATTTATATATTTGTCTATTTGTGAATAAGTTCTTAATATTAAAGGTAGTGAATAATTATCCATAGATTTTATCTTTTTTAATGGAAAACTATTAATATCATCTTTGTTCCGAGGTTTTATAAATAATGGAATTTTAAATGAACTCTTTTCCTTTTTATATAATATACAAACCAATTTATTATAATTATCATAATATCCTTCTATGGGATTACTATTAAATTTTTCACGCATTATAAATTCTAAATCTTCAAAATTAATTATTTCTTTTTTATTGTGAATACTTTTATCCCTACATCCATTTATAAATTCTGTTAATATCTTATATATAATTGACATATCATATTTAATACATTCATCTGATGATATTAAACAATTACTTCCATTATCATATAATATTTTAACTACTCCATCTTTTATACCTTTTATTTCAGCTATTTCATTTTTAATATAAATTATATCTGTTTCTCTTATTGGTTCATCATCTCGTATATTACTAATATTACTATATTCATTACCATTATAATAATACATTAATGATTCATAATAATCATCTTTTTGATATATTAATAAATAAGGTTCACCTTCATAAATAGTTAATCCCCCCAATGGTTCCGATAATTTTAATTTTGTATTAATAATTTCATCTCCTCTTTTTTCATATGATTCAGATAAAACTAATATATTAATTCTTAAATTGTTAAATAATTTATTATTTGTTTTTTCACTACATTTCATTAATAATGGTATTAATAATTTATGATCTTTTGGTTCGCCACTATAGATATATGATTTTAAATTTTCTTTTACATCTGATATAATATCCTTTTCATATGATTGTTTATCATATATTTTTTCACTTCTAAAATATTGAACAAATGAACCATTACCTATATTAAATATATCTAAATATGATAAATTTTCTATATCACTAAGCAATGTAGTTTTAAAATCTTTTAAACTATATTTCCTATTTTTATTAAATAATGGTTTTCTTAATGTTTCTAAACATCTTAAAAAAGCATCACTATCTTGTATGACTCCTTTACGAAAGAAACCATTATGACCCATCTCTATATCTTTTTTTGCTGAACTCTTTTTTATAAAAGGGGCATTCGGTCTCATATAAAAAATATCTTTTATTATATTATTTACACGTCCGAAATTATCCTCTTTTAATGGGAAATCAGTATAATCACTAATATTAGTGCTAACTGTATGTCCTTTTTTTTCTTTTATTTGACTTATATGAAATATTCTTGTATCATCTTTTTTAGTTCCAATATTTATTTTACATTCTTGAATATCATTTAATTTTTGTAATTCACTATCTGATTTAATTACACCATTTACCCATATATTTTTACCATTTTTATCTTTTATTAATACATTAACTTCTTTTTTAGTTATCTTGTATTGTTTTTTACCACAACAAGGTAAAGCTAATAACTCCGGATGAACATCATCATGTATTAACTGGACCTGATATTTATCTATATTATCTTTATTTTTATCTTTGTTCCAATAACTACTACTATCCCCTTTACCTGCAGATCTACCGGACCTTTCTAAGATAAAATAATCACCATCAGTATTTTTATATTCTTTTGACCATACAAATTGTTTCCATTCTAATGGATTACCGTCTTCATCTTTCTCTATAGGATGATATTTACTCTTAGGATCAATCGGTATTTGATGTTTTCTATCCCAAAATTTTGGACATATATAATAAATATCATCTCTATCACTACCAACTATCTTAATAGGTTTTGAATAACTTACACCTAAATTTTTAAAACCGGTTTTCTTATCTATTTCTAATAATTCATCATTAGTTAATGCTATAGGTTGTTTATCCTGAGCTGCTTGACATTTCGCAGCATAACCATCTCTACTACTTTTCCCTTTATATTTAATTAATCGTGGATCTTTCATCTCTAAGCGTTTAATATAATAACGAGAATTTGGATATTTTGATTCATCAGTACCACCTTCAAAACTACCCCCCTTCATTCCAGCTAATAAATCATCATCAATATCTTCATATTCATCTTCTTCTGATTCATCTTCCTCGGATTCATCTTCTTCTTCAATGATTTCATCCGTATGTTCTATTACTTCTGTTTCAGGAGTTTCACTAGGTTCATCACCATCAGGTTCGGGTTCACCTATTATAGGTTCAACTTGTTGAGATGTTATTATTATATTTTTAACAGTCTTTTTGAATAATTTTTCTATCGGTTCGGGTAAATCTTTTCTCTTATCTACTCGTTTTTGTTTATATATATTCATTATACGATTTACATTATCAATACATTCATGAAAACTACTATAATTATATAAACCATAAAATGATACTTTTATCCTATCTAATACTTTCTCTATTATAATACTTATATTTTTTATCTCTTCTCTATATCTTATAGGATTATTCATATTAACTGTTGTCCATTCATCTAAATATTCTTTACTCTTTGTTTTATTTAATCCATATCTATTCATTAATATTTCTATAATATCTTTCTCAAGTATCTTTTTACGTTTACATAAAGTAATTGTATCTGTTATATATTTCATATTCTCAAAATCATCACAATTTCTATATAATAGATGTAATTTATCATCATCATCAGTTAATAATATAAATTGAGTATAAAATGAACCGAATAGTTTTTTTAATGATAATAAATGATAATCTGATATTTCATATATACTACTAATATCTATTCTTATCGGTTTATTTATAATTTCAGGTATAGATACTATTAAGTCTTTATTGATACTTTTAATTATACTATTCACTTTTCTTAAATAACCTTGTATAATATTATCTGTAAATGTATCTAATCTATTAAACCGTTCACTATAAACTTGGATCTTACCATCGATATATAATATCATCTGAATATTATCAAGTGTTTTCTTATCATAAATTGTAAAAGTTAATGAATTGTTTTTATCTATTCCTTTAGGTCGTGAAAAACCATCACTTAAATAAATATTTTTATTCCATTTCTCAAATATTTCACTTGTTATATTCTTATCAATTGATAAACTATATGAAGTATTAATACCATCTTTATAAAATTTTATATATGAATCCATATAATTATCGGTTTGGATTTTTAACATCGGAACATCTATTGATAACTGATATTCTTGAAATATCTTAAATAAATCTATTATCATATTTTTACTCTTGTTTTCATATAATAAATGAATCGGTCTAATATCAACCGGAGAACTATCATATTCACTTAATATTTCTTTTTGTGAATTTATTAGTTCTATCTTCGTATCAATCAGATCATCAAATATTTTTTCATCAAGTAATGGGAAATATTTTTTTAAATATCCATATTTTATCATCTTTTCATCTTCTTTAAAAATACTAGTAGAATATTCAATAACATCTTTTAATGTTGTAAAATAAATATTATATTGTTCATCAACTATTTGAGTATTTAATATTTTATAACGTTCTAAATAAGTTAAACCATTCCGTTTAGGTGAACCATCACTATTCACAAATCTATCATCAACCTTTTGAATTAAATAAGGATTCATAAATTCACAATCTTCTAAATCATCATAGTTTATGCCGAGTGGTTTATTACATAATAATGATTTCTTTTCTCTTTTATGATCTATCCAAGCATATATTTCATTACTTGGTAAATCCATCATTTTACCGATTTTTCTATAAACTATCTCAATCGTATCAGATAAATATAAATTATCTTTTAGCACTTTAATATTTTTTTTAGGAAAATTTATTTCAGGTTTTTGAGGATCTTTAGAATTAAATAAATATGCTATTTGATGCATCTGTTTATCTTTTTCTATAAGAGTTCCTTTTAAAGGTTCTTTAATATGAAATATATTTATCTGTATATTATGATTATCATATGTATGATATGGGTCACTCATATAATTTATTAGTATATTATATTTTAAAAATTTAAATTAAATTTTATCAAGTTTTCATAGGCGTAGAATTTATATCCATTCCACAATATTCTACTGGCGATTGACTATAATCTACTGGCATATAAATACCTTGAGAAGAAGCCTGTTCTAATAAATATTTCATATTATCCCAAAATAAAGGTGTATGACCTGTTTCAGGTGTCATTATATGTGATAATTCATGAATCGCTACAAAAATAATTGTATTATCATCTATAAATTTTTCTGTATCCTTTTCTCTTATACATAATGATAATTCTTCACCTTTATTGACCGAATAAGCAACATAAACAGAACCAGGTATATTTTCTGTAATATATTCGGGATTAAATGATTCTTTTAATTGTTTTATATATTCACCTTTTTTATCATCATTTTCATTTAAATTGTTCACTAAATTTTTTAATGAATCGCTAATAGATCCTAATTTATTTGCTGCTTCATTTTTATCAGGTAAATTTCTTACTAAATATTCAGTTCCATTGCTTGCTTTAATCTTTTCTAAATATAATTTTTGTCTAAGGAAATTCATATAAAAAAATACTATAAGGATACATATCATTAATAGTGTTAATTCTTTCATCTATAATATCTTTATATTTTAAAATTTGATAAATTTAAATTTGATATTATCTAAAAATATCTTACATTAAATAAATAAATATGAGTGATACTTTAGAATTTCAAATCACTGATATTGTTAGTGATGATATACCAGATGGTTATAATCAAAAACAATTCTTAATTACTATTTATGGTATTGATAAGAACAATGATAGAGTAGTAGTTCATATTAAAAAATATAATCCTTATTTCTATATTAAAATTCCAGATGATTGGGATGGATTAATT